TTTTGAGCTGCTTGTGTATAATTCCCTGGGGAAATATACTTTCTTTTCTATACGCAAAAGCTTCTGCTATGTTTGTAGGTTTCTGAGATATCCTCAACTGATATTGTTCAGGATTTAGATTTTCTTTCCATTCTTTTCTTTCTGTATAAATTGCCTGCAGGGCTTCTTCTATTAATGAATTGCCAAAAGCATCAATATATGGGGGCATAGACCACTGCTCAGGAATAAACAAGCCTGCATCTGCTTCTGTACCATCAGCATCTATAAGGTCTGTTTTAACAGCACGTATACCATTGGCTTTTGGGTTGAGTATCATTTCCTTTAGAGGCTTACATTGTTCAAGATCACCCACAGATCCTGCGGCTATAAACATACCTGTTGTTTCCATGCCTGATAACATTGCAGGTCTTAGATATTCATAGGTATCCATCATCTTAGGAGCAATACCTGCCTCCTCATGGAAGAAGTAAGTAGTAGGACCACCTACACCTGTTGTAGCATTCTTTTCAAATGATGCACCCTGAATTTTTGACTTTAATCCCTTTCTTAGCTTTCTATTGTCTATGCGCACTTCTATCTGCTGCTGCCAAAGCAACACCTTTTCTGGATTGCTAGGTCTATACCAAGCAGTATGCTCATTAAGAAAGTCTCTATACTCCTCTAGGAACTTCCATGATCCTTTGTCATTGATATAGTCTTTAAGACTTGCACCCATCTTACATACAGAACCCTCTTCAAACCAATACTGATTTATGAGTTTAGCCATATGGAAGTATGATGATGCTATCTGACGTTTTTTTAATATTGCTGAATGTTCATTATGTAGCTCTGCAAGAATCTCATATAGTGCCATATGGTACTGTGCATCTCTGACTTTTGCAAAGCCATACTTTTTCTCTTCTTTATCATAGATAGGAAGAAAGTTTAGCCACATATAGTAGTCTCTTGTAAGATACCATGTTTTTGCACCTATAAATATTACCCCCTGCCTGCATTTATTTTTCTGATCCTCCCAGTACTTAATAAAGTCTTTAGACCTAAAAGGACTTTTGCAGTAAAAACCTAAATCATTAAATATTCTAGCCTGCTCATTAAACATGTATGATGTCTCATCAAAATTATATAAGCCTGGTTCTTTGAATAACCCTAAAACAAAAAAGGCAAACTCTGACCTATCTTTAAATTCAGTAGTTTGCCAATTTCCATTATTATATGTTGGTATACTAATCATCTTCTACAATTGCATGTATGTCTTTTTCATCAATAAGAAAGTGACTTTCTCCTTTATGCTCCATCTCTATCAACTGGATATGTTTTGCATATTTTACCAAGTCTCCCTCTGTAACATTTTTTACATCCTTACCCCTACTTACAACGTATGCCAAATACTCTTTGTTTTGTGCTGTCTCAGGTATTAAGATGCTTGTACCTTTAAAAAATTTTGGTGCTTCTTTTTCTTTCAGCAGCACCTTACTGCCTAATGGTTTGATTTTCATTGTTGTTGGTTTTATAGTTGATCATATGCAAGACCCTGACCTCCACGTACAGAGCTTTGCTGTTCTTGTTTCATATCATTGAATGCTCCTTTATAGGAATTTCTAATGTTTTCAAACTTAGATGCCGCATTTACTAAAGAGTTTATGTTGCCATCTCTACCATGCTCTATAGCTGTAACTTCCATGTATCTTGCCAATCTATCTAACATGGACTTAATACCTCTATATGCTCTGTATGTTGGTGTCTCATATAACTTTTGGCATTTTATTAAAGCCATCTGTATAAGCTCATCTTCAGAAGACTCCTCCATCTGTATCTCTTCAACAATCATATCTTCCTTTTCATGCTCCGGGAGATTAAAGAAAGGATTGAGATCAGGATTTGGACATGTCATATAAAATAAATACTGATAAACATTAAGATATGTTTCAGGAAATGCTTCCATTATATCTTTTAAAAACTTTAGACTGTAGCAATGTTCTGTAGGTACTACCTTGTCATTCTGAATATCAAATAGCTTTATTAGCATCTTTCTTGTCTTTTAACCACATAATAAGGCTTATCACCTCATCTTTTAAATATGGAAGGTTATACATTTTTATTTTCTTAATTATTGGTTCTCCATTCTCGTATTTTGTCTTTGGGTATCCATATTCATCTTCTCCCTCACTTTCAAACTGCACATGCTGTATTTTCAGAGAGCCTACTTTTAACTTGGGGTTATGCTTCTTAATCATGTAAGCATATATGCTCATCTGTAAATTATAATGGTTTAAATTGCAATCATCTAAATGGTTTACAGGAATGTGCATCTTTTTGCTTATTCCCTCCCAGTTTACATAACTCTTTTCTTTGATCTCCTTATTAGTCTTGTAATCTGTAATGTTTATCTTTCCATTTACCACTTCCACCAAATCTGCTTGACCACACAATCCTGCAGACTTCAAATATACAAAATGCTCAGGATATACACCGTCAGATATCTTTTGCTTAGGGGCATGCTTAATACCCTCTTCAACAATAGGTTTAATAATAGGTAGCTCCACACCTTCTCTTTCTATGGTGCTAAAGTCTAAGAGATCTGCTTCCCTTTGGTTGTGATACCAGTTTCCTAGCTCTATTGCTCTCTGTGTTTCTCCCTCCCATATATTCATTATCACCTGCGGCTGCAAACCATACCACTTAGACTTCTTGTTTGTAGAACACTTTTTTGCTACACCCTTTTTGTCAAAGCCATCTTTAAACATAGATATAAAAGATGTAACACTTGTCCAGACTATACCATCTGAACTTTCATACTTATGGCCCTTCTCTATGAATGTTAATCCCATTACTTCTTAAATCTTAGGTTATTCATTAACTTTTCTTCTGTCTCCTCATCCATTACAGCTAACCACTTTTCTAAAGGACAATCTGAAGATAAAGCTCTAGTCTTTAGAGATAAACTACAACCACACTCTCCGCAACATGGTTGTGTTCCTGGAGCCATACATTTAGAGCCTTCCTGATCTAAACTTGTACACTCTTTACATATTGACCATCTCCTTGCTGCTTCAGCTTCTACATGCTCTTTCTGAAATATTCTATTCTTTATACCCTCAAGAATTTGTTTCCTATTCCTAAAAGCTCCTAAGTACTTATTCCAAGCCATATTTCTTATTTTTAAACTCTTTCTTTTTATCTATTCTTTTATTTACTCTCTCTAGTGCATCTTCATAAAGCTCAATCTTCTTAGATACTGCTATACTCTTTTCATAGCCATTGTATGTAGTCTTTTTTAGGTTGCCCAGTATGTCTTTATTTTTCTTTAAGTTGTATAGTAGCTTGTTTCTACGGATAAAAAATGTTCCTAGATCATTCAAATACAATCCCAAGTGCTCAATGTCTGATAAGCTCTCACGTACCTTATCATAGTAAAATCCTATAAATGCATCTACAACATCTTCAGAAACCCCCAGCTCTTCAGCTATCCCTTCCTTGTATATTATTGCTTTCTTTGGATTCATTCTCCAAGTATCTTTATATCCAACAATATTACACCCTCTGTCTCTACATTTATATCACTAGATATATACACCCTCTTTTTACGGGCATCTCCATTTTTTAGGATAAGGTCCTTTTTCTCTACTTTACTTATAGCATTTCTAGCAGATTGCTTGGTCCTATATATACACTTAACAGATAGTTGCTGACACAGGTCATTTATCTCTATACCATTGTTCTTAGACAACACAGTAAGCAACTCCAATTCTGTGCCACTCACCTTTATGTTGTTAAAAAAACAATAGGTCAATATCTGATACATGATCACCTTATCCCTATTGGATCTCACCTTCTTATCTACCTTTCTAACTATCATTTCAAATAATCTATTATGCTACTAAATATCCATTTTGCTATTTGCTCCCTACCAGGTCTTGTCATCAAGTACTTCTTACACTCCTGCTCAGTATCCATAAAGAAACACTCAATAAGTACTGCCGGCATCTTTGTATGCTTGATAACATAAAAATCTCTCTTCTTAATACCACGCCATCTCTCCCCATAAAAATGTGGTGCATATTGTGACTGTAAACACTCTGCCATCCTGGTACTATTAGCACTACAATTTTCTGATGTAAATACCTCACAACCTTTTCCCCCACCAGCATTTGCATGTATACTCACATACAAACTATTATCATATGTGTTAGCCACAGCTACACGCTCACTCAAATCTAAGTCTGTATCCTGCGGATTAATATCTACATACTTAATACCCTTAAGCTGCAACATCTCCTTTAACCTAGCCTTTACCGCCCGGTTAAACTCACCC